CACAAAGAAAAGAGTTATTATATCTACATGGCAATCAATATACAATCAACCTAAAAAATGGTTTAGTCAATTCGGTATGGTAATTGGTGATGAGGCACACTTATTTAAAGCAGTTTCATTAACTAAGATATTAACTAAATTAGAACAATGTAAATATAGAGTTGGTTTAACAGGTACTTTAGATGGTACAAAGACACACAAATTAGTTTTAGAAGGACTGTTTGGTACAGTCAATAAGGTAATATCTACAAGTGAATTACAAGAAAATAAACAACTAGCCGATTTAAAAATATTTTGTTTGGTATTACAACATGATAAAAACGCTAGACATTTTTTAAAAGATAAGACATATCAGGAAGAAATGGATTACTTGGTCGCTAATGAAAAGAGAAATAAATTTATTAGAAACTTAGCTGTAAACAGTATTGGAAATACACTATGTTTGTTTCAGTATGTAGAAAAACACGGAACAATTTTAAAACAAATGATAGAAGACAAAGCAGAAAACAAAAAAGTTTTCTTTGTCTATGGAGGAGTTGAAACAGATGAACGAGAAAAAATCAGAGAAATCACCGAAAAATCGGATAACGCCATTATTGTGGCTTCTTACGGCACTTTCTCAACCGGAATTAATATACGGAATTTGCATAACATTATTTTTGCTAGTCCTTCTAAATCTCGCATAAGAAATTTACAAAGTATTGGTAGAGGTTTAAGATTAAAAGATAATAAATCAGAAGCTACATTATACGATATATCAGATGATTTAACTTATAATGAAAAAGAGAATTACACTTTGGCACACTTTAGAGAAAGAATAAATATATATGGACAAGAAGAGTTTAATTACGAAATACATAACGTAGAGTTAAAGTAATATGGAACAAGATATAAAAATAGTCAAACTGGTAAACGGCGATGATATTGTTTGCAATATGCCAAACGAACAATTGCCAACTAATTCACCAATGTTAAGAGTAGAGCGACCATTTCAAATAAAGTATGTACCTCAAATGACACCAGGTGGTGTTAAAGATTATGTAGCTTTAATGAAGTGGGCGGCTTACACACATGATATTGTTATTACTATCCCTAAAGATAAAATTATAACAATAACAAATGCTACAGATGAGATGAGTAAAAGTTATGCTAATTTTTCCAAAGATTATGATAAACTAGAAAAGAAAATAGACGACAATGTGTTCCGAAATGATGAATTGTCCGATGAAGAGAATGAGAAATTAAATGAAATATTTAATAGTTTTAGAGATGTTAAGAAGGTACTTAATTAGTACCTAATAGCCCTTATCACAGGCGACACGCCTATTATAACTAAAATTATTCAAATGTCAATGCTCCAATGAACATTGACAAAAACAAAAAATAATGATATAGTGAGTATATTATGAGATCAAAAAAAGAAAAAGAACATTACGTTAATAATAAAGAGTTTTTGCAGGCCATGATTGGTTACAAAAACGCTGTTGAAAAGGCTGCAAAAGCAAAACAGGAGAAACCACCTGTAACAGATTATATTGGTAGTTGTTTCTTAAAAATCGCAAACCACTTATCGTATAGACCTAACTTTATAAACTATACGTTTAAAGACGACATGATTTCCGACGGAATTGAAAACTGTTTGCAATATTTGGATAACTTTAATCCAGATAAATCAAACAACCCCTTTGCCTACTTTACACAAATTATCTACTATGCGTTTATTCGTAGAATACAGAAAGAAAAAAAACAAACTACAATTAAGAATAAATTAATAATAGACGCCAACTATGATGATATGACATTACAACCAGGTGAAGATAGGGAGTTTAGAAATCAATTCTCAGAATTTTTAAGACAAAATACTACTATAGATGATTCTGTGGTGGCTAAAGAAAAAGTCAAAAAAGAAAGAAAAAAGAAAACAGTTAAGAAATCGACACTAGAATATTTTTTATAATGAAAACTGACAGAATAATTATTGTTGGTGGTGGATCAGCAGGCTGGATGACGGCTGCTACTTTATCACATCAATTTCCTAAAAAAGAAATTACACTAATCGAATCACCAAATGCGCCTATCATTGGTGTTGGTGAAAGTACGATAGGTAAAATTAATAATTGGCTATCTTTATTACAAATCAAAGATACTGATTTTATGAAACATACAGACGCTTCATATAAATTAAGTATTAGATTTGAAGACTTTTATAAAAAGGGAGCTGGTGCATTTCACTATCCTTTTCAACAACCAAAAACAGATAATACAGCAAATGGATTAAATGATTGGGTATTAAGAAAAGACGCCTTAAACGGAGAACTAGATGTTTCTGATTATGCAGACTCGTATTGTTCAATTATGGGTTTAATAAACAATAATACTTTTGCAAAAGATGATATACCAGACTTCTTATTTAATAGAGATTGTGCTTATCATTTTGACGCTATCAAGTTTGGTCAATACTTAAAAAATCATAGATGTAAAAATGTCAAACATATAGTAGAAGATATTACAGAGGTAGAAACAGATGAAAGAGGCATTAAGAATTTAAATGGTAAGTATTATGCTGATCTGTTTATTGATTGTACAGGATTTAAAAGATTACTAATACAAGAAAACTTAAAAGAAGAGTTTACTAGTTATGAAGATATACTACCAAACAATAGAGCATTAGCAACACATATAGAGTACGGTTATGGTGAAATAGAAAAAGATTTAAAACCATATACTAATTGTACAGCTATAGAAAACGGCTGGGTTTGGAATATACCATTGTATAGTAGAATGGGTGCTGGTTATGTTTATTCAGATAAGTATGTTACCAGAGAACAGGCAGAAATAGAATTTAAAGAACATTTAAAATCACAAGGATTAAATCATACTAATTTAAAATTTAAAGATATAAAATTTACACCAGGTACTATCAACAGACCATTTAGTAAAAATGTTGTTGCAATAGGATTGTCGTCTGGTTTTATCGAGCCTTTAGAATCAAATAGTTTATTTACAACACATGATAATCTATTACATTTAATAAGAATTATAAACAGAGGTGAAGTAAACCAGTTTGATAGAGATACTTATAACTTAACAGTAAAAGATAAGTTTAGAGCATTTGCTGAATTTGTTGCAATGCATTATGCCTTATCACATAGAAGTGATACTCAATATTGGGTTGACGTACAAAATAGAAAGTATGAAAAGAACATAGATACAAATGAGTTTGTTAGATTTACAGATGGTTTTACTCATGCTATTACCGATAGAATGATACAAAGACAATATCCAAAACATGAAGGATTTAATTTCATTGCTACAGGTATGAGATACTTTGCTACAGATTTATCTACAGAAATTAAATTTGATTTAAGACCAGAATACGACATAGAACTAACAAAAGAACACATTGTAACAGCTACAGAATATCTAGTAAAACAAAAGAATGAGTGGAATGAATTAGGTAAAAAACAAAAATCATTGTACAAATACTTGAAAGAAAACATATATGAAAATAGCACTTCTTAACGATACACACTTTGGTTGTAGAAACGATAGTCCAGCTTTTATGGAGTATCAAAATAGATTTTACAATGAATTGTTTTTTCCTTATTTAAAAGAACATAACATAAACACACTTGTTCATTTAGGTGATGTAGTTGATAGAAGAAAGTTTATTAACCATAATACAGCACATAACTTTAAGAAAGTATTTTGGGACAAGATAGATGAAATGAAACTAGATACACATATTATCATTGGTAACCACGATACTTACTATAAGAATACCAATGAAATAAATGCAATGTCTAATTTAAGTATTAGTAAAGAGGCTAAAGTATATACAAGACCAACTGAGGTTACATTTGACAATTTAGATATATTGTTTTTACCTTGGATTTGTGATGATAATTATGATGATAGTATTTACAAGATAGATAATTCAACATCATTAATAGCTATGGGTCATTTAGAAGTTAAAGGTTTTGAAATGCACAAAGGAGTTTATAACGACCACGGTTTAGATAAAAGTCAATTTACTAAATTTGAAAAAGTTATATCTGGCCACTTTCATAAAAAATCAGATGATGGTAGAGTGTATTACCTAGGCACACAATACGAAATAACATGGTCAGATTATGGTTGTCCTAAAGGCTTTCATATATTTGATACAGAAACAAGAGAATTGGAACGTATATCTAATCCTATAAAAATTCATAAGAAGATAATATACAATGATAAAGAAAACAATTACTTAGATTTTGATTATACTGATTATGAAAGGTGTTTTGTTAAAGTATTCATATCACAAAAAACTGATGAAAATATGTACAATACATTTATAGAAAAGTTTTATAACAATACTAACGTACATGAATTACAAATAATAGATGATCCTACAGATTTAAATACAACAGTAAGTGATAATATATTAGAACAAGGAGAAGATACTATGACATTTTTAGAAAATTACATAGATCAAATAGAAACAGACGTTGATAAACAAAAGTTAAAAGCTTTTGCAAAAGACCTTTATACAGAGGCAGGTGAATAATGGACGAAGAGTACAAATTAGAATACAAATATTATCATTGGGGACCTTTTGTTATGCAAACAAAGATAACAGAGGAACTTAGATTATGGATGTTAGATGAGGCTAGAAAACAACAAGAAAACTTTAATAAAGAATTAGCTGGTCATTTAAAATATCAGTTTAAATATACAGATGAAGTTGCTGGCCAGTTTTATGAAAAAACACAACCAATATTTAAAATGTATAGACAAGGTCATGTTGACTTTCATGGATCAAAAGGTAAAGAAGTTAGATATGTTGGCAGGTCATTATGGGTAAACTTTATGAAACCTGGTGATTGGAATCCACCACATATACATGGTGGTGATTTTTCTTTTGTTGTTTACTTAGATGTACCCGATGAATTAAGAAAAGAGTTTAAAGAGTTTGAAGGAACAAGTGCTGGTCCAGGTAGTATTACATTTGATTATGGTACAGAATCACGTCCTAAATGGGCTACAAATGCACATCATCATTATCCAGAGTCAGGAGATATGATAATATTTCCAGCATTAACAGCTCATTCAGTAGCACCTTTTAAAACTGATTGTACAAGAATATCTGTTAGTGGTAATTTAACTTACGAACTAAATGATAACAATAATTTAGACAGGATAGATGATTACTTTTAAGAAAATAAGATATAAAAACTTTTTATCTACAGGTAATACACCAATAGAAGTAGATTTAAATAAGTCAGATACAACTTTAATAGTAGGTAAAAATGGTAGTGGTAAATCTACACTACTTGACGCCTTGTGTTACGTCTTATTTAACAAACCATTTCGTATGATTAAGAAAGAACAAATGGTTAACACTATTAACAATGGTGATTGTATTGTAGAAGTTGATTTTGATGTTGGTACAAAACAATATAAAGTTATTAGAACAATAAAACCAAACAGCTTTGAGATATATTGCAATGGTAAATTACTAAACCAAGACGCAAGTACTATTGACTATCAAAAATACCTAGAAAAAAATATAATGAAATTAAACTATCGTTCTTTTTTACAGGTTGTTTTATTAGGTTCTTCATCATATGAGCCATTTATGAAGATGAAACCAAGATATAGACGAGAAGTTGTTGAAGAGATACTTGATATCAGAGTTTTTGGCTTAATGGACTTGATTTTACGTTCTCAACAGAGTGATTTACAAAAAAAGTTAACGGAGGTACGCCACCAATGTGAATTGATTAAGACGAAGTATCAAACTGAAGCAAAACATCTTAAATCACTGGAAGACCAAGGGACAGACTTCCAGACCTATAAAAAGAAAACGCTAGATAAAAACGATCAGGATACGAAGAATTATCAGAAAAAGATACAAAAGTTAAATGAAGAGATAGCCGTGTCAAAAGAGAAGATAAAAGACAGAATGGACCATGACATCAAGCTAAATAAACTTCAAAAATTAGAAACTCAGATAGAAACTAATCTAAACTCACATAGAAAAACACTCCAGTTTTTTAAAGACAATGATACTTGTCCTACTTGTACACAAACAATAGATGTAAATTTAAAAACTAGTAAATGTGACCACGAACAAAAACATATTACTAAATTAGAATCTGGTATAAATCAACTACTAGATGAAATATCTAAGACAGAAATTAAAGTCACCGAGTTTTCTTCTATATCAAATAAAATAAATGATATGAATGTTGAGATTGCTAAAATAACCTCATCATTAGAGAATATTAAAAGATATAGTGATGATATACACGAAGAGTTACAAATATCTGAAAAAGGTAATATAGACATAGAAAGTATAAAGAAAGACTTAGAGAATATGGCTATTGATCTAAAAGAAGCTGAAGAAAACCTATCTAAAGTACAAGAAGAAAAAGGTTATGTAGATATACTAAGAGAGATATTAAACGACAAAGGTGCTAAGGCACAGATTATTAAGAAGTATTTACCAATAATGAATACATTAATTAATCAACATCTACAATCTATGGATTTTTATGTTAACTTTAACTTAGATGAAGAGTTTAACGAAACAATCAAAAGTAGATTTAGAGATAACTTTAATTATAATAACTTTAGTGAAGGTGAGAAGATGAGAATAGACCTTGCCTTACTATTTACTTGGCGACAAATAGCTAAAATGAAAAACAGTACAAATACAAATCTATTAATACTAGATGAAATATTTGATAGTAGTTTAGATGGTCAAGGTATGGATGATTTCTTTAAAATAATAAAACAATTTGAAAAAGAGAACATCTTTATAATATCACATAAGGGAGATATATTGTTTGATAAGTTTACAAACATAGTTAAGTTTGAGAAGTATAAAAACTTTACTAGATTAGAGAGGGCTTAATGAATTTATTTTCAACATATTTACATCATGTAAATAACAAAGAACTATCAGATAGTTTAAAAGGTCATTGTGACCAGATATTAAGTGAAGTACAACCACATAAAGATTACCCGATAGGTAGAACAAGTTACTTTGATAATACACTAAGAAAAAAGTACCAAGAAACATTTTTACCATTTACAGATTTTGTATATGAACAAACATTAGAATATTTAAAAGTATTAGATGTAAAACAAAATGAAATAAACATTAGTCTGGTAGATTGGTGGGTATCAGATATGCAAAAACATGGTTCACATGACTCACACACGCATACGCCAGGTTCAGTAATAAGTGGTAATTTTTATATTGATATTGATCCAGGTAGTTCACAAATAAATTTTTATGACGCTGACGCCGATCATAACATATTAGCTGATTTACCCTTTAATAGTTATAATTGTTACAATAGTTCAATTTGGAATGTACCACCTAAAGAAGGATTACTTTTAATGTGGCCTGCTAATCTAAGACATGGTGTAGAAACTAATATGACAAATAAAAGAATAGCTATCTCTTTTAATGTAAACGTAACCAAAAAATGAAATACCCAATAACAATAGTTGATAACTTTTATGGCAATCCAGATAAAGTCAGAGGGTTGGCATTACAACAAGAGTTTAAACAAACTACAAAAGGTGGTTTTCCAGGTAAAAGAACAAAATCTTTACATGAAATAAATTCAGAGTTGTTTCATTTCTTTAATCATAAGTTGTTTTCAATATACTATAATGTAGAGGAAGAAAATTTAAGATGGAAAGTAGATACTTGTTTTGACAAAGCTTATCCTTTTGACAAACACCATAGTGAAGGCTGGATACATAACGACAGTAACGAAAGTAAACTAGTTGGTGTATTATATCTATCACCTCATTGTGATGTAGGTACTTCTTTCTATGATAAACCAGAAGGCTATGATGAGTTTGCATCCGATATAGAATTAAGAAGACAATTTTATATAGATAGAAAAGAAAAAGATTTATACTTAGAAAGACAGGCATTACATAATTCTAATTTTACAAAAACATTAGAAGTAAAAGGTAAGTATAATAGATTAGTTGTATATGATTCAAAGTATTACCATGGTTTTGACAACATAAGTATGGTTGATGAAAGATTAATACAAGTATTTCATGTAGAAGAGTTATCTACAGAAAGAACACCGATATGATAGAAGATTACAAAGTAATAGACGATTTTTTACCAAAGGCAGCCTTTGAAGACCTAAAAAGAGTACATTTAGATACTAACTTTCCTTGGTTTTATATACCTTTTGTAGCTGAGGAAGAAGACAACGATAACTTTTATTTTATACATCGTTTCTTTTATAACAACAAAGTGAAATCTGATTATTTCAAGGAGTGTTGCCTTCCTTTATTAAATGGTATAGGATACTATAATATAAAAGATATTATAAGAATTAAATCTAACTTGTTTACTAAATCATCAAGTCAGATTGAACATGGTGTACACATTGATTACGATGTAGATCATATAACAGGTGTATATTCAGTAAATACAAATAATGGCTATACACAATTTGATGATGGCACAAAGATTGAGTCAATAGAAAACAGAATGTTATTATTTCATGGACAAAAACCACATCAAAGTGTATCACAAACAGATACTAAACAAAGAATAAATATCAACATAAATTACATAGGGCAATAAATGAAAGAACTAAAATTAATACCACCATCTGATCCAAGAGTACAACACGCAATAGCACCATTTACAAATGAGATGTTAAAAGATGAGGGTTTTGAAACTAGAAAAGAATTGGCTGACTCGATGTATGATTGTATGTCAAAGTTTGGTGGTATAGGTTTAACTTGTAATCAAGTTGGTCTTCCGTTTAATATGTTTGTATTAGGTAACCACCCTCAAATAGAAAATGGTTTGAAAATGACTTGTTTTAATCCTATGATTGTTTCAGCTAGTGATGAAACCATTATGATGAAAGAGGGTTGTTTAACATTTCCTTTTGTCTTTTTAAATATTACAAGACCAAGAAAAGTTGTAGTAAAGTATGAAGACGAGAATGGTGATTTACAAGAAGGCCATTTAGATGGTATTATGAGTAGAATATTCCAACATGAAACAGATCACATTTTAGGAAGAACATTTACTGAACACGTTTCTAAGATGAAGTTAGATAGAGCCTATAAAAAGGCAGAGAAAGATATGACTAGATATAAAAAGGCTGTGAAAGAACATGGAAGAAATTAGAGGCAATAAAAAAATACATTATTTCTGGCCTCAGGTTTTACAAGAGGAAAATATTGGTGTAAAACAAGAACTATTAGATTATGTAAAAACATTAGAGTATATAAGAGTAAAACAAGACAATGGTAGTGTTAGCAAAAACCATGATATATTAGATGATGAAATATTTAAAGAACTAAAAGAAACAATTATAGACCGTACAAAGTTTTATTTACAAGACCTCTATTCACAAAATCCTTTTGAATTAGAAATTATTGCCAGCTGGGTTATGAAACATAAAAAAGGTGATTTTGCACAGGCACATTATCATCACAATAGTTATATGAGTGGTGTTTATTACTTACAATCAGACGAAAAATCAGGTAAAATAAATTTTATCAAAAATGACCAAGAAGATAAATTAAGTCCTACAATAAAACCAGATGTTTATCGTTGGAATGATATTAACGGTGCAATACACTGGTCAAAGGTTACACCTGGCAATTTACTTATATTTCCTTCAAGGCTTGTACATGACACAGATACAAACGAATCAGATATGAATAGATATTGTTTAGCATGGAATATCATGCCTAAGGGTAAAATAGGCGAAAAAGATCATAAATGGCATATAAAATAACACACCATTGACTTTTTAAATCACTTGTGATATATTAATACTATGGGATATTCGTGGAATAAAGATATGACAATTGATGACCAATGGCAGAGTTGGCAAGACAATACAGATTTAACTAAAATACCAGACATAGATACAGATACACTAAAAGAAACAATCATTAAAGATTTGACCTTTGTATCTGCTATGACAGTACAAGAATATACGCTTTATCAAAAATTTCAGGAAGTAAAGTTTAGATACCCTACAGCAGAAACAAATAGTTTCTTTGATGATAAGCCTGCTATGGTAAGACCAGATCAGGCCACAGTTATACAAGAAGTAAAGAATAACTTTTGGTTACCTGAAGACCCCGAAGAATATCAAAACTTACAACCAGAATTAATTTGGACAGATGGTGCTGAGGTACAATCACATACAAATGCCAAAGGCAGTGAAATCTGGAATGCATTAAGAACATTTTTATCTACCATGAAAAACAATAGTAATATTGGTAGAAATCTAAACTTTTTAGTTAGAGATAAAGTAACACAAAAATACTTAGGCGTTATTTGTATGAGTAGTGATTTCTTAGACCTTACACCAAGGGACGAATATATTGGTTGGGAAAGAGAAGCTAAAACTCAGAGAATGATTAATCATACTTGCATTGGTAGTACAATTGTACCTATACAACCACTTGGTTATAATCTAGTAGGTGGTAAATTACTTGCGTTATTATGTTTATCAGATACAGTAGAGAAAACATGGGAACACCAATACAAAGATAAATTAGTTGGTGTTACAACTACAAGTTTATATGGTAAAACTAAAGTAATACCATTATCACAATACGATAGATTAAAGAACTGGAAGAAAATGGGTTGGACAGCTGGTTCAGTTTCATACGAACCAGAAAAAACAACTAATACTATGATACAACAATGGTTGATGAAAAATCATACATACAAATACTTTGAATGGTACGTTGCAAAGAAACCTAGTGGCCAACCACATAAGAGAGATCATAGAAATAGAAGCAGAGCATTTACATATAGTAAACTAGGTGTTGATAAGAAGCTACAAAAGTCTGAACACGCTAGAGGTATATACTTTGGTGAACTATATGAGAATACTAATCAATTTTTAAGAGAAGAAATTAAAGAAGATAAACTAATAAGAAAATTTGACAACTCAGTAGAAGCGTTAACTGATTTGTGGAAGAATAAGTATGCTAGAAAAAGACTAGCCAGTTTAAAGAAACAAGATAGAGTATCAAAAGAAACACACTTTTACGATGATATTATATATTTAAATTGGGAAGAGTGTAAGAATAAGTACTTACAGGACGTTGGAAGATAGTCGATTCGCTACAAAAAATGACTAAAAAGAACAAAATAAGAACAAATATAGTCAAAAAACCCTTGTTTTCCAACGAAAAATAAACGCTTGACATTTACGATCTTTTCCTTTAGGATGGATCTATATTATGAAAAAGGACACACTTATGAATTTAGATGTAAAATCTAATCTTGCAAAATTACTTGCTACAGAAAATATTACAATTCAACATGATAATGTTAAGACAGCTTCTTTCGATGTAAAGAATAGAGTACTTACATTACCTATATTCAAACAACAATCTGGTGACGTTACTGATATGTTAATAGCACATGAATGTGCTCACGCATTATGGACTCCTTATAAAGAATGGGAAGGCATTACTGATCCTGAATTAAGATCATATGTTAACGTATTAGAAGATTGTAGAATTGACTTATTAATTCAAGCAAAATATCCAGGTACTGTTAGAAATTACTTGAATGGTTTTGATATACTAGAAAAAAAAGATTTCTTTGGTCTATTTGGTAAAGATATTAATAAAGACCTTATGATTATTGATAAGATCAATCTAAGATCAAAATCATTACAAAGATTACCATTTGGTTGGTCTGAACAAGATAAACAATGGTTAGCTAAAGTTGACACAATGAAAACTTTTGATGATGTACTTACTCTTGCAAAAGAAATATTAGATTGGCAAAAACAACAAGTTGAAGAAATGAGAAAGTTACCTGATTTTGACAATCATGTAATTGCAAAAAATTATGAACTATCTGATGATGAAGACGAAGACGAGTCAGATACAGAATCACAAGAAGACGGTAACTCTGAGGGTAATAGTGAAGAACAAAATAACTTCTCTAATGAAGAAGCTGATGATGAAAAAGATAGTAATCAATCAGGTGCCTCTGAAAAATCAGATGAGAAAAAAGAAGAAGCTAAGTCTGAGGGTGTTGCTCAACAATATGGTTCAGGTTCAGGCGGTGACGCAACTCAAAGAAAATTATTAAAAGCAGTTACAGATGATTCATATACTCAAAAATCTGAAGAGTTATTAGATGATAAGTCCAAAGGATTTGCTTATGGTAATTTACCAGAACCAAACTTAAAAGATATTACATCTTACAAAGAATTTCTAAAGACTTTTGCAACTCATAAATCAAAACAAAATTATGGTAACTATGATGTATGGTTAAGAGATACCTTTAAAAGATTTAAAAAAGATAACAAGAAAACTGTTAACTATCTAGTTAAAGAGTTTGAAATGAAAAAGTCTGCTCAAGCATATAAAAGAGCTAGTCAGGATAAGACAGGTATTATTGATCCTTTAAAATTACCTTCTTACAAATATTCAGATGATATCTTTAAAAGATTAACTATCATTCCTGATGGTAAAAACCATGGTATGATGATGTTACTAGATTGGTCTGGTTCAATGTCTGATACTCTAATGCATACAGTTGAACAATTGTTAAACTTAGTTGAGTTTGTAAGAAAGGTTAATATACCTTTTGAAGTTTACTTCTTTACTAGTGAGAGAAAATATTGGGCGTCTAATGAAACTACTGAAACAAAATCATTTAATCACAAAGACGGTGATTGGAGATTTGAAGACTTTAATTTAGTAAACTGTTTTAGCCACAGAATGACTAAAAAAGAATTTGAATTAGCTGGTATGTATATGTACCACATGGCATTTTATTACAACGCTAGTTATGTTTATCACAAACATATGGATAGCGATATGTGGATGGCAAGAAATGAAAGTTACGGTATACCTGGTGAGTTTTACTTAGGTAATACTCCATTAAACGAAGCACTTGTATTTTGTAATAAGTTAATACCAATGTTTAAAGAGAAATATGGTATAGAGAAAATGTCATTTATTACTTTAACAGATGGTGGTGCCAATTCATTCAGACATACTATCGTAGATAAAAACGACCAGTATGGTACAAAACAAGATTACGATAAAACAGCTATCATACAATCTGGTAAAAAGAAAATGGTACTAGAAGGTTATGGTGACTTAACTAACAAACTGTTAAGATTTCTAAGAACTTCATACGATCTTAACAATATTGGTTTCTATATTCTTAAAAGAGTTAGAAAATGGGATATTGAAAAGCATATGCCTGGAAAAGATTATATGCAACGTGAACAACAGTATATAAAAGCAAGAAAACAATTTACTAAAGACAAGGCATTGGCAGTAAACAAAGAAGGATACAATAAGTACTTCTTACTTGATGGTAAAAAACTGAAAGTAGAGAATTTTGATCTATCTCAGGCTACTGTTAAGAAAGGAACTTCTAGTGAATTAAAGCGAATCTTCGCTGGTTCTATGAAGAATCGACTAGTTTCCAGAGTGATTTTAAGCAAGTTTATCGAGGAGGTTGCATAATGAGAGGCGGAAACCCTTACCTGGCAACGAAAAATAAAGGGTTGCCAAATGCGAATCTTTCCTTTAGGATGGTATTATAAATGAAAAAGAAAGGACATTACACTATGTTAAACACTAAACAACAAGAATTCGTTGATTATGCTGTTAGTAAGTATAACACAAACGAATTGACGGTTTCTGAACTAAAAGAAGCCAACAAACATTTTGGTTGCAAGTATGCACCTCAATGGTTGATTAAAAATGCCGATTATAAAATCGGTAAATCATTATTCAAATTACCTGTAGAAGCTTCAGATGTTTCTACTGTAAAAACTGAATCAAAATCTGGTACTGCCGAAAAACTTATGACTAAGGCACCAGAGGTTGAAACTAAAAGCGAAGCTGCTTATATTGTTTCATCACTTACTGGTAACATCGTACCTAAAAAAGATCCAGTTTTCGTATCTTTTGGTAATTATCCTGATGTAAAATCAATTATCAAATCTAATATGTTCTACCCTATCTTTATTACTGGTTTATCTGGTAATGGTAAGACTATGGGTGTTACTCAAGCTTGTGCTGAGAACAAAAGAGAACTTATCAGAGTTAATATTACAATCGAAACCGATGAAGACGATTTACTCGGTGGTTACAGACTTAAAGACGGTCAAACTGTTTGGCAGAATGGTCCTGTAATCGAAGCAATGGAAAGAGGCGCTGTTCTCTTACTTGACGAAATTGACCTTGCTTCTAATAAGATCATGTGTTTACAACCGATCTTAGAAGGATCTGGTGTCTTTGTTAAAAAGATTAACAGATTTGTAAAACCAGCCGATGGTTTCAATGTTGTTGCTACTGCCAATACTAAAGGTCAAGGTAGTGATGACGGTAAGTTTATCGGTACTAATGTACTTAACGAAGCGTTCTTGGAAAGATTTCCAATTACTTTCGAACAAAAGTATCCATCTGTGAGTGTTGAGGAAAAGATCCTTGTAAACACTCTTAAAAAGTCCGGTTTAGCCGATAAAGACTTTTGTAAAAAGTTGGTTACTTGGGCTGATGTAATCAGAAAAACCTACTTCGATGGTGGTGTTGATGAGATTATATCAACAAGAAGATTAGTCCATATCATCCAAGCTTTTTCAATCTTTAGAAAAAAGATTAAAGCGATTGAAGTCTGTACTAACAGATTTGACGATGATACAAAGAATTCATTTATGGAATTATATTCTAAAGTTGACGGCGGTGCTTCAGCGGAAGAGATTGCTGAACAACAAAGACAATCGGATATATCTTCACAAGTGGACGACAATGATAGTGAGTCAGATGACCAAGACGTTATCTAAATCTATCAAACATAGTGTAGTCCTTGGTGGAGGGGTAGTGCCCTCCACCTTTTTACTACATTCAACAACCAAAAACCTTGGAAAGGAGGTGAGTTAATTGAGTATAACTGTTAAAGTTAGAAATGGTAATTTGGAACAGGCCATGCGTGTACTAAAAAGAAAGGTACAAAAGGAAGGCATTGTAAAAGAGTTAAGGGAAAGACAATATTACAGTAAACCCTCTCATGTTAAAAGAGAAAAAAAGAAGGCTGCCATAAAGAACTATTTAAAGAAAAAACGTAAAGAAGCTAGATTAGAGGGTAGATAGAGTTTATATATAATTATACTAGGCTGTTCGTAAGACCTGGTGTAGCCGAAGACTAAATGATCTCGGTGTCGCTGGAGTTGGTGGATCTCCGTAAAAAATACCACCACTAGTTTTGTCGGAGTTTGGCGAGAGTTTAAAACCGACTATGTTTTTGGCACTTGCGCCTGGTTTCAGTAAAAAACTAAAGCTGCGGATCTCTTTGGTAGTTTAAGACCCTAAACCGAAACTACCATTTTTTATTATGTTTTTAAGAATACTAAAATACACAGCTGCTACAACCATACTAATTGCAATAGCTCTACACGCTTTTGATATGTACCCTTATAATGTATTTGTACATATTGCTGGTGCAATCATGTGGACTTATGTAGGTTTTAAATGGAAAGAAGGCAGTATATTACTGAATTTTGTACCTCAAATTTTTATTTTAGGTGCAGGATTAGTTTATTATTTTTATGGCTTGTAATTTTAAAGATAATAACTATATAAATAATAATGATACGCTCATAAGAGGTATCATAACATTAACTTTGCTTAATTAAAAGGAGGTTCAATTATGACCAATCACAAAGCAATTCAATCAATTTTTACTAACCTAAGACCGTTTACTGTCGGCTTTGACGAAATGTTTGACCATTTAGATATGGTACACAATCATATTCCGTCGCTGACACAAAACAATTATCCACCATATAATATTGTTAAGACAGGTTCCCTAACTTATGATATTGAGGTGGCTCTAGCAGGCTATGGTAAGAAGGACATCACAGTAAATTATGAGGATAATATCCTAAAAATTGAGTCTGTAAAAGATAAAGATACAAAAGAAGTTGAAGACAATGACGGTGTATTACACAAAGGCATTGCTAAACGAAGCTTCGTTAAAAACTTTACGATTGCAGATGATGTCGAGGTCAAAGGGGCAGAACTCAAAGATGGTTTATTGAAAGTATCTTTAGAGAAAATTGTTCCAGACCATAAAAAAGCAAGAACTATTAACATTAAATAGTTTTTTAAAACAGGTGCCGAAGGAGCATTGACTTTTTTCGGCACTTGTGATATTATAAATAGAATCGTCAGCAAAGTTGGTTGCGACCAATCAGTTGACATAAAACGTATCATTGTTTTCAAAACAATATAACAAGAAAGGATAATTATGATACAATATGATCTATATGTCAAAACGGCATTAACAAATCTTAGAACAATCTCAGATAACTTTAGAACTGGAAAATGGATCGCATTTTCTAAGTGGTTACAAAGATTAGAACAAGAGAAAAAATGGACAGCCAAAGATAAGAAAAAGGCTAAGTCTTATTTGAATAGATTACTTTCAACGCAAGGTGCTATTCAAGGATTTTTGGTGTGTAACATCGAATTTCTAATATCAAATATCAATCAACAAAAAGAAGATCAACCAAATCTTGCCAACTTATGGGAAGAAATGGTAGATTGGTTGAAAGAAAAACAGGCTCTAGGTGCTACGGACATAGTACTGGACGGTCAAAACAGATTGAAGTTTGCAATAGTAGGCTTCATGTCAAACCAATTAGGTATTAGTCTTAATATCGATGGTGAGGAAAAGAGTAATGTATTCTATAAAGATTTAGATACAGATACTAAAAAACAAGTGGATGAACACCAAGTATTGTTATCAGTTGCCATTGGTGGCGATATCATAAGTGTTGTACAATCACTTATAGCTATTAACGAGGGTGAACCTTGGAGTGATAATGAAAAAAGAAGTGTTACATTAACACCTATCTCTTATCACATTAATAGACTATCTTCACACCCTAGTATTGTTTCACTAAACAAGAAGTTAGGTAATAAAGTATTTTCTGGTGAGAAATATGCTTTAGAGAAGAAAGGTGATATTAGATTTATCGCCGAACACCTACACTATTTAAGAAATAGTAAAGTAGGTTCTGAAACATCTTTAACTTCTATGTACAATGCAAAAGATGAAAACATCAAAGATCAACTAAAAAGATTAGATAAGATGTTTCTATGGGTTGCAAAAAACTTATCTCAAAAACTTATTGATAAAATAGAATCAAAAGAAGTTTATAGAGATTTGTTTTTATTTACAGCAATGTTAACAGATAAAACTGTAACAAATAGTGAAAACATAAACTATACAATACCTTTAAAACAAATACAATCACCAGAAATATATCTGGAGAAAGTTATCGAATCAGTAAAAGAAATGTTAGCTGACCCTAGTCAGTTTCAATCTTCTACTGATAAAAAAGGTAATACTGTATATAAAGTTGCAGACGCCAAACCACAGACCTTTTATGTTTACCACAAGAACTCAGCTGAGGTTGATCTTAGAGGTAGAGAAAGGTTGTTTACAACCACATTCAATAAAATACTGGATGAGTTGGTTGACGAAGGTGCAATTGTAACTGAAAATCCTAGAAAGATTGATAAATTTACCAAAATGCAAGTGGAACAAAAGTATGAGGGTGATATTTACGAGAGATATCCAACTGAAAACTTAGAATCACTTAACGGTAAAGAGATTGACCACTTTGTTTCTGTAAAGAACTTTGGTCAAAATGCTGTTGATAATCTTAATTATACAGCTAAATCGCACAACAGAAAACTAGGTGCAAAATAAAAATGAATATCTGGCCGAAGGAGCATTGACTTTTTCGGCCATTTATGTTATATTAAAACAATGAGCGGATATCGTATAAAAGTATTATGGCAGGTTACCAACTTGCAGACCTTGGGGCAGTACCAAGTATCCGCTCCAATTAATAATGAGGAGAATATATAATGAATCTTTCAAGTGATACTTTGTCTGTACTTAAAAACTTTTCTGATATTAATCAAAATTTGTTGATTAAACCAGGTAGTAAAGTACAAACAATCTCTACAATGAAAAATATTTTAGCAGAAGCTGAAATACCAGAAAAATTTAATAGTGAGTTTGCTATCTATGACTTATCAGAGTTTTTAAGATCAGTAGAACTATTTGATAGTCCTGTTTTAAACTTTAATGGTGGTTCTAACGTAACCATTGCTGAAGAAAAAACAAAACAGAATATTAAATATTTCTTTGCTGATAAATCTGTAGTTGTAGCCCCTACAAAATCTATTAATATGCCAGACAAAACAATTTCTTTTACACTTACAAAAGATAATTTTGGCAAACTTATGAAAGCCACAACGACATTAGGTTTACCTGACATTGCTGTTAGAGGTGATGGTAGTAAAATCAAAATGGTTGCAACAGATAAGAAAAACAATTCATCAAACGAGTATGCTATTGAAGTAGGCGAAACTGATAAAAAGTTTAGTGCTTATTTTAAAACAGAAAACTTTAAAATGGTTGGTGATGATTATGATGTTGCAATATCAGTACAAAAGATATCACATTTTGTTAACAGGAATAAAGCTATTCAATATTGGATTGCATTAGAACCTGATAGTGAATTTTAAATTATGAATAAAGTGGAGTTTATATTATGTCAGAATACTTGTGGGTTGAAAAATACCGACCAAAGAAGATCGAAGATTGTATCCTATCAGAGGATATTAAAGAAACATTTAGTCAATTTCTAAAACAAAAAGAAATACCTAATCTGTTATTATCCGGTACAGCTGGTACTGGTAAAACTACAGTTGCTCGTGCTTTGTGTGAGGAACTTGGTGCAGATTATATTATTATAAATGGTTCAGACGAAGGCCGTCAAATTGATACACTAAGAAATAAGATTAAGAACTTTGCTTCTACTGTATCATTAACAGAGGACGCCAATCATAAAGTTGTAATTATAGATGAGGCAGATTATATGAATGCTGATAGTGTTCAACCTGCCTTGCGTAATTTTATTGAAACCTTTTATAACAATTGTCGTTTCATATTTACTTGTAACTATAAGAACAAGATTATTCCAGCACTTCATTCGAGGTGTACTGTTATTGACTTTACAATTAAAAACGGTCAAAAGGTAAAAACTGCCAAATCTTTTATGCAGAGAATGTCCATTCTCCTTAAATCTGAAGGTGTGGAATTTGACAAAAAAGTGTTGGCTGAGTTAATTCAAAAGTATTATCCAGACTTCCGTAGAACTATTAATGAACTTCAAAGGTATTCCGTTAGAGGTAAAATCGATAATGGTATACTCTTTAGTATATCCGAGGCTAATAATAAAGAACTTATTAAGACTTTAAAAGACAAAAAGTTTTCAGAAATGCGAAAATGGGTGGTTCAAAATATAGATAAAGAACCAGCTTCATTGTTTAGAGGTATCTATGATATTCTCTATGAGAACTTAGAGGCCAATTCTGTGCCTCAATCAATATTAATTATTGCAAATTATCAATATAAATCTGCTTTTGTTGCTGACCAAGAGATAAATATGGTCGCTTGTCTAACTGAAATTATGGCAAGTTGCAAATTTAAGTAGGGAATATAATGGCGAAGAAAACATTATTTAGAGTAATGATAGTTAAGTTAAGAATGTGGTATGCAGATATAAGAGGTCATCATGGAAAACGCTGGGATTATGAGCCAGGTGATTGGTATATGGGCAGACATAACAAGATTAAAAAATAGATAATAAGGTTTATATCATGTATGAGTTGAAAGATTATTTAAACGCAATCAATTATTCAAAAGAAAAATTATTAGATACAGACGATTTAACTTGGGAGAAGAAGTACCCTCCTTACATAGTTAATAAGTGTCTTTCTATGCATTGGGATTGCTTAGCATCCGCCAATGAAATCAACACATATCACTTCTTGGACAAGAAGCTGCAGTTTCATTTTTTGATAAATAGTATCCGTAAGAAAAAGCGATTTGGTGGTAAATGGTTATCACAAACCAAATTGAAGAACTTAGAGTATGTAAAAGAGTATTATGGATTTGGTAATGAAAAAGCAAAAGAGGCTCTAACCATACTTACAAAGGAACAAATTGAAAATATAAAAGAGACCTTATCAAAAGGTGGGAGAAAAAGATGAGTGAAGAAATACAATGGTCGCCTGAAAGTATGCTAGAAGTTACAATTAGTCAACCAGACGACTTTTTAAAAGTCAGAGAAACATTAACAAGAATTGGTGTAGCAAGTCGTAAAGATAAGACACTATATCAATCATGTCATATTTTACACAAACAAGGTAAGTATTACATAACACACTTTAAAGAACTATTTGCTTTAGATGGCAAGAAGTCAACTTTAGTGGAAAATGATATTCAAAGAAGAAATACGATTGCAATTTTATTACAAGATTGGAACTTAATTAACATTGTTGAAAAAGATAGAACTGAGAATAAAGCACCATTAAGTCAAATAAAAGTTTTGCCTTATAAAGAGAAAAAAGAATGGACTTTATCAGCTAAATATAATATAGGTAAAAGTAACAATGAAACTGAGGACAATACATCTAGTAGTGCAAATGCATAATGCAAGTACCAAATTTTAAAGATTATATAACAGAAGCTAAAGGCGATAAAAAGTTTTTGCGTCTGCTCATTATTACAGATGAACCAGATAATGCAAAAGAATTTCATACTGCCGATAGACTACAAGAAGAGTGTAAGAAGTTAAACTATCCTTATTATTTGTTTAAACTTACAGGTGGTTATACTACATTTGAGGACGGTGTTCGTAAGTTTCATAACAAAGACGACAAAAAAGGTTTTGAAGTTGGCGCTATGACCGTTGCTATTATAAGAGGTAGTATAACAAGAAAAGATAGTTGGATGGACTTTGTTTCTATTTTAGAAAGAGCTAATGCAACACTTGTAAATCCTAGAACTACAATTAATATGTGTGCTGACAAATATAGAACAGCATTAAGACTTGCAGATTATGGTCTAACACAACCTCAAACAAAACTAATTAACGACCACGAAAAATCAAATGATATAGTTGATGAATCGGGTATAAAGTTTCCTTTAATTATGAAAACTCTTAGAGGTAGTAAGGGTGTTGGTGTTTTATTTGTTGATAGTCCAAAAGGTTTGATTGTAAGTATTTCTTTATAACCACATTCTGTTGGTACTGTAAATCTGTTTTCTATATTTGCAAAATGTTCAATAACTTCTTTTGCAATATTTTCACCTGTAGCTTCTTCAATACCCTCTGTACCAGGTGATGAGTTTACCTCTAAGAAATATGGTGGTTGTTTAACTCTATCTTTACTAGGTATAAAATCTACTGCCGTCCAGTAACCACCAACTGCCTTAGAAGCTTTTAAACATTCTTCTATTTCTAATTCTGTTAACTTAATTTTTTCTGGTTTAGAACCTTGCGATACATTTGATCTAAAATCTCCTTCGATTACAGGTCGTTTCATAGCTGCTAGAAACTTACCACCTAAGATATGTACTCTAACATCATAATCTGTTTTAATATATTCTTGTATTAGTAGGTCAGCGTCTTCATCTTGTTTATGAATTAACTGTACTATAGAATCTAAACCTTTTGGACTATCAACAAATAAAACACCAACACCCTTACTACCTCTAAGAGTTTTCATAATTAAAGGAAACTTTATACCC